CCAATTCCAACTCTATTATCATGTGTAACTCTCATTACTTCAGTTGGGTCTGCGTTTGCTGTTCCTGATTGTGTTCTAAACAATAAATCCGACCTAGCAAAAGAATCAGCACGAGCAGTTATGATATCTGCTGATTTTCTTTTAGCTGAGCCTGTTGAGAACCACCTGATACCTGCATGAGTTCCAGCTCCGTCATAACCACCATTGTTTAAATATAAATAATTAGCACTTCCAAGTTCTGCATTACCTGAAACACTTAGTGCTTCACTCGGCGAAGCAGTCCCCAAACCCAATCGTTCAGCACTAGCATCCCAAAAGAACTTAGCGGTTGTGCCTGTATCTTCGTAGAAGGAGATGTCTCCGTTAGATGCAATACTTATTCTCTCTGTATTTCCACCAGTAGCAAATAAAATGTTAGACTGTCCACGTATACACAAATCATCCACCGCTGATGTTCCAATCATATCACCAGCAGTTGTTGCAATCTGAAGTCCACCTTTAAATGTAGAGGCATTTAGGAAACGCAATCTTATGTCATCAGTGTCATCAACCTCAAAAGAGTCAGCAGTTACTTTTCCTGTTACGTCTATTCCCGAGCTAGTCGTGGATAGTTTAGGTTGATTATTATGGCGAAGGTTTACTGCACCATCAGCATAGGCTTCAAAAAGTGTTTCATCACCATGTTTGAAAAACATTCCATTGCCATTGGTATCAAATACAAGGTTTCCTGAACCTGTATCTTTAATATAACTATGACCATCATGGTATATCTGCAAATCATTACCTGCACCAAACTGAGCTTTTACATTGTCTGCAAAGTTAAGATCATGCGAAAAGTTAAAGCTATCGTTAGCTGTGTTCCAAGTTAAGGTGGCATCTTGTGTAGCACTTACAGCATCTTGAATAGTAATACCTGCACCATTAGCATTTGCAGATGTATCGCCTGTTGAATAGTTAAGGGTGATGTTTTTGTCTTTTACATTTAGGTCATCTGTGTTTACAGTTGTTGTAGTGCCTTGAACAGTAAGATCGCCAGTAACAACCAGGTTGGCCATTTGTGAATTACCAGTAGAGGTGATTGCACCAGATGAAATTGTGCCAAGATTTGATAAGTTTCTAGCGCTATCAATATAGCTAGTTCCATTCCAATAACCCACACCGCCTGCGTCAATTTTAAATCTATCGGTTGCGCTTGTTTGTAATCTGATTGAATCTGAATCAACGCCAGCTCTAATTATTACGTCATTGTTTTCAGATGATTTAATGTATAAGTTTTCACTTTGGCCTGCTCCGCCTTCATCACCGATAAAGTGACTGCTTCCTATTTCTAGATTTCCTGTAATGTCAATATTACCCGTTCCTGTAATATTGTTTGAGTTTAAGTCTAGGTTGCCCCCTAGTTGTGGCGTAGTGTCCTCAACAACATTGTTTATAGAAACAGCTTGCACTCTTGCGTCTGTGTAATAAAGGTTCGATCCTTCTGATAGATCGCCAGTATCTTTTGTTGCTAGTCTTGTATCAAACGCAGAATTAACCCTAGCGGTTGTGTAATACAAATTAGTGCCTTCTGTTATAGAGCTTGTGCTTACTCCACTTAAAGTACCAGATATATTTAATGTTCCAGATACGCTTAAGGTCTTGCCTGTGCCTATATTAAGTCCAACACTACTACCAGTACCATTTGATGCAAAAATAGCATCAAGCGTGTCCAAGTCGTCGTTAAGCGAAATTCCCCAGGTATCTTCCGCTGCACCTGGCTCTGGTTTAGTTAAATTAAGATTGGTTGTATATGTATCCGCCATCTAAGCTGCCTCTTGTTTGTCTAATTTATTCCATTCTGTGTTTGGTTTTATTTGATTAGTCCAATCATCAGTTGGATTTGTTATTTCATTCCATGTTGCTGAAGATACTGTTATTTGTTGCCAATCTTCACTTGCAACTATCTGATCCGTCCAGCTTTCATCTGGAACTACTATGTCTTCCCATTTTAAACCACCAATAGCATCAAAGCCACTTAATTCATTTATGGTTGATGTGCCTTTTAAGAAAACAGATCCAGCAGCAGAAATGCTTGATACCGCCTCAATGGTTGCAACGCCACTATCAACTATTCTGCCATTTGCTGTAATGTCAGATATTGCCTGAATAGTAGCTGAGCTTAAATCTATTTGTGTGCCAATAGCTGTAACATTAGATATAGCTTGTATGCTAGCTATACCACCTTGTATTAGTGTTGGATCTGCTACTAGGTTAGAAACACCTTGTATAGTAACTGCTCCCCTAACAGTATTTCTAGCGTTACCACCAGAAGTTTGAGCTATAGTAGCTTCGGCTTGAAATGAAAGCTCGTTATATTTTGACCTTGAGTAATAGCCTTTGTTATAGCCTATGGTGGCCATGTTATTAAGCTAGGGTAATATCTAAGTCACCCGTATTGAATCTAAAAACATCACCTGTATCAACTACTTTAGATGCGTCTAAATTAGCATAGGCTAACAAGTTACCGCTTGTAAGCGCATCAAAGATACCCACCGCCACAACTGTTCCTTGATCTGCTGTTGCTGTTGGGAACTCAATAGCTGCTGAGTTTGATGCTGTTGTTGGATTAGTTCCAGACACAGTAAATGCTCCTGTTTGTCTTGCATATCCTCCGCCTGATACTTCTGTGCCTCCACCAGTATCAGTAGGAGCTACTGTATATAAGGCAATATATAATGTTGTTGGTGCTGTGTATGCGTTACCACCAAAGACATGTTCCAAAACCTTGTCTTCTAAATAATCACTAAATCCTGCCATGTTATCTCCTAATTATTTTTCCAAACGTAAATACTTTTACCTGGTTTGCCGTAAGTTTTTCTTCTTTGCATTAAAGATCCTTTGCCAAACTCAGCTTTCTCTTGCTCCATTCTCATTTCTTCTAAAGCTTTTTCAAACTGCGATGTGAATAAAGCTACTCTATCGTCTTCCATAAGATAGATAGATGCGTGTTTTAAAGCACCATATAGGTAAGCATCTGGATATGATGTAGAAATAAAGTTACTAGTATTCGTATCGCTTAGAGCATCTATAGTGCCGTAGTATGTTAATTGTAACGTATAATTTGAGTCTGGAGTAGGTGCTAATTCAATTGTGTTGTCTACCAAAGCATAATAAATTGGTTGGTTGGTTACATTGTCTACTGACTTTCTATAAATATCCAAAGACTCTATAGATTGTTGAAACAATGGGCTGAAATTATTACCATCTATTTGTACATTTATTGCCTCTAACCAATCTGTTGGCAATGATATGTATTGAGCATCTGCTGTTGCAGTAGCTCTTTTAATCATATCTTTTACTCTAAGCCTTCTATTAAACTCAGCTTCAGTCGCATCAATAAAAAAATCTAATTGGTTTGTTAGATCAGACCTATTTAAAAAATTAGCAATATTAGTTTTTAGTTCGCTATACGTCATACTTTACCTTTCCATGTTCTAAATGGTCTATTATCAGAATGGTTTAACCATTTTTTCCATTGTGCAGAATCTTTGGCCCAACCCTCTCTAACCGCTTTTTGATATATTACCATGGGTACTTCTGCTATATGCCGAAAATCTTTGCCTGGTGCATTTTCAGAAAGTTGTTTTACATATTCTAACGTTGGTTGTATGTTCTGTTTTGTCTGATATATAACCTTGTCATCCTCTGTTGCAAAGAGAGATTGAACGCCTGTTTTTTGATCTATTATTGTAGTTTTTGCCATGTAGGAATTTTAGCACAAAAAAAAGGGAAGCCGAAGCCTCCCTTTATGCTAATTACTTAACTTATGATGTTGTTAAGTCAGCAACGACACCATGAGCAGCTTCGTTGGATACTTCCAAGCCATACTCACAAATAATCATCTTGGTGACGCTATCTCCTATTGTAGCAATATCTACAGTCTGGAAGTCTCTTAGGTAAGATACTTTCGCAAACTCTGGATCTACTAACAATAATGATCTTTCTCTTGATCTGTTTGATGGAACGATTTTTAGTTCACCAAAGTCAGATGAATAGATAGATACTGAAGCCTCAACTGTATTAGCGTCAACAAATTGTCTAGCTTGTGATCTGCCTGTGAAGCCAGATATTTTTTGCTTATTAACTGGGCCACAGATAGCCATGTTTGGCTCTGCACCACTAGCAAACATTTGCTGTAATACGTCTTTTAAAAGATCTTCTGTTAATGCTCTTTGTGTGCCGTCTGTTGGGGCAGCTCCGCCACCTGTAGAAGCACCATTAGTTCCTCTTGATTCGTTAGTTTCGATCCAAGATTCAAAACCACCAGTCACCCTAGCTGTTGTAGCATTACCAGTTGTTTTAGCACCTTTTTGACATAGAGCCTCTTCCATGTCTCTTTTTAAAGCTTTAGCCATAATAGCTAGTTGGTGAGCCATTTCTGATCTCTTACCAGCTGGATCTGAAGCTTCTTGAGAACCAGTTACAGTTGCGTCTCTTGATGAGATCATTGCAACATTACTTACTCTAGCTGTAGCTGTAGATGTTGATCTTGATAGTTCAAAACCTTCAAGCTGACCAGCTGAACTAGGAGTAGGTAGTGATTCTGTTTGCCAATCAAATACTACGTTCTTAATATTTCTTTTTCCTATTGACGACAAAAACGGAGTTTGCATTGGAGAGATGTTGTAAATGATATTACTTAAATCTTCTCTATCAGCAGTAGCCGAATATGTGTCAAAAGCGTTTGTTACTTTAGCCATTGTTATATTCCTTATAAAATTAAATTAGTTGTTCAAAGACTTTAGCTGCATCTTTAACTTTACCAGACTTAGCTAGTCTCTGTTTTGCTTTCTTTACAGGTGCTACTGTTTTTTGTTTGTTTGTAGTTCCAGGCCTTGCAACTCTAGCTGGTGCTTTTTGTGTTGGTTTCTTTTTCACAGTTTCAGCGATTTTATCACTTAACCATGCTTTTCTTAAACCAAGCAAAGCTCTCCAGTCATATACGGAGTTGATCTCTTCTTGGGTATATCCCAAGACACTGGTTGCGTAATTTGCAATTTCAGCTTTTTCTTTATTGGCTACCTCTTGGTTTTGCCATTCTGGAATTAACTCAAGTAGCTTTTGCTGACCTTCTTCAACTTGTTGTTGAATAAGTTTTTGCTGTTCAGCAAATGACTCTTGTTGAAGTCTTTGCTGTTCAGCTTGTACTGCTTCAAGCTTTTGCTTTTGTTCATCCCAAAGCTGTTTTTCTCTTACATAACCAACTGGATCATCTTCATATAATCGTTGCCAGTCTGGCTCTTCACCCAAAACGCCCTTTAACTGGGCTTCCATTTTTGGTAGCAACTGCGAATAGATCGCATCCCTTTGCTCCAACTCTGCTTGCTGCTGCTCAATAGTTTTACGCTGTTGAGAGAGTTCTTGAGTTTTACGCGTATAATCTTGCTGACGAGAATATCCGTTGATGAGTTCCTCTTGCGTGACTTCTACCTCTTGGCCATCTACCTTTACAGTAAATGTTTGAAGTTGCGGAGCTTCCTCTTCAACATCTGTTTGTTCTTGTTCAACTTCTTCGTCGTCTTCCAGCTCATCTATAATTTCTTGATCTATTTCATCTTCAACAAATTGAGAATCATCTTCAACGACTTCTTCTTCTAGTACATCTTCTACTACATCCTGTTCTTCGACTGCATCTTCAATGTTATCCTCTTCAGGCATTAAAATACTTTCAAACGCGGACGCAGCTAAATCTGTGTCTGTTTGTAAAGCAGTCGGTTTTCCGTTATTGCTCATATAAATACTCCTTAAATGTATTTAAGAGTATTTTATATCAATAATGTGTAGAAAGGGAAGTATTAACCAATATTTCTAATTTTGTTTATATTAGATTTTGTTAGCTTGCCCTTTTCAGCAATGATACGCAGGTGTCTTTCAACCTCTGGTAATAATAATAAAGACCTGTGTAAGTCTTCTCTGATGTTTACATCTTTTATATCTCTGGAATTTAACCAGTGAGTGATGTATTCGTTTTTAAGATTTTCTACAGCTTCCTTAAAAACATCTGATTTTAATAATAGTTCTGCTTGTTCTGCCTTGACGGCTTCCTCATGTGTTATTGACATTATCTAAATAAGTTTATTGGTGGCAATGATATTCTTGAATCAGCATTGCTGTATCCCATCGGTTTTTGTATTGCCGTACCAGGGGTTTGTAATAATGATTGCGGTTGAGCCTGTATTGGTTCTACTGGCGTTGCAAGCAAAGATGGAACTTGTTGATCTATTGACATTGGTTGACGATCTATTGACATTGGCTGTTGCACTCTAGCCATTGCTTGTTTTTCTACTGGTAAATAATTTGGTTTAGGAGGCATGAAATAGTTTCCGCTATATGCCATAGGAGGGGTTTGTTGAAAGTTTGGTATCTCCCCTAATTGTCCTAGTCTTGTTTGAAAAGCGCCTTTGCTCATATTAACCTGTAATTAATCTATCTATTTTTTCGTCTAGTTTATCTAAACGATCTATGACTCGGTCTATGCTTTGTGAAAATTCTTCTTTAGTAACGTATTTACTAGCAACTTCCTCCCGAGTCTTGTTTACCAGTATATCAATTCTTTTAGTTTCTGTCGCGTTGGATCTTATGTTATGAATGATAGGCATTATTACCAAGGTAATCATTACGTTCCAAAATAATAATGTATTTATTTCCATAATTAGTAACTCCAAAGGTGAGGCCTTGGTCTTCCGTTAGCATCTTTTGAAATATCCAGATGTATAAACCTAGCGTTACCTTTTTGCTTTACTCCTATTCCAGTAAACCCATAATCAGTTGCTTTTGATATAACTTCTAGCGCTTGCTTTCCTCTGAGAGAAATGTCAGCAGCTATACCTAAAGCGTGCGTGCCTGGGGCGGATTTATTTTTTTCTATAGGATGATCTGCACATCTATAACCGCTTGTAATCTTAAACGGAAATCCAACCTCTGTTCTTAGTAATTGTAACTTATCTATAAGCTCTGGTTCAATTTGATTTTCGCCACAATGTTTGCAAGCAAACTCTTCTAGGGTAAAGTTTTCCCAACTCATATCTTTAATGGCCTATATATAAAAAATGCTGATAGTAAACCAGCACCAACTCCTGTTGCTAGAGCTTCAGTCCAAAATGCTCCAAAGTGAGTTGGATGTACTAATAAATCTGCTACAAAGGTGCAGACACCTAAAATAATTGCTGGTGCATATTTATGTTGCATAAAACTTTGATACCAAGACTTCTTGGTTAGTGAAGCTAAAGTAGCTGCAATAATACCAGTTACATTAGCTTTCCAAAAATGTGTAAAGGTTAATGCTGATAAATCACCTTCAACCATCATTGGATAACAAATAGCAAATGCTTTTGCCCAGTTTTGATAGAACTCAGTATTTTTTATTTTATTTATTATTTGCATTTTGTTTCTTATATGCTTCTAATTCTGTTCTTAAAATAATAACTTCTTTTTCTAATTTTATCACCTGTTCTTCCAATACTCTTATGTCAGGAAATATATATTTATTTTGATTAGCTCTTAGGTTTTGTGTTTCTCTTAAGTTAAAGTCTATCCTTTCAGTTGTATGTGCATAACCCCATACAGCTAAAGCTGAAACACCTATGATTTGCAGAAGATAGCTAAGTGATATATTTAGACTTGATTTATCATCAACTTTGGCTATTTGGCTCATTACTTACCTACACCTTTTATTCTTTCAAAGCTCCTCATGCCACCAAGACCAAGCATGCCCATTAATACAGGTAGCATAGTAGAAGTATCAGCTTGTGGTACATCAATACCAAAAGGTGCTAATAAAGGACTAATTAAAAAGTTTACTGCAAAACCTGCAACACATACCCAAGCTGTAGCTGGTCGCCATGATGATTGAAACCAAGTGCCTTTGGCTTCTGCTTTATTTACTTCTATTTGTGCTTTAGCAATCTCATGGATGTGCTTTTGTGACATGGTGGCAATTTCATGGGCTATTTTTTGTTTTTGATCTGCGTCTGGAATGACTTTATCAAGTATCTCCGCTACTGGTTTTATCAGTTTGTCTATCATTATGTAATCCTATAAAGTACTCTGCATCTACAAGGGCTAGAGGCTTTGTTCTATTTCTTTTTATTATAACCAAAGGTTCATAACCTTTACAGTTTTCTTGCGATTGTTCGTATGCTTTCCACACATTAACCGCTTCTTGGTTTTTGCACTCTATTGAATATGGAAATTGTTTGCGGGATTGAACTCCCATAATGATATCTTCGCCATTAGATCCCATTGGCCTGGATTCAAGATCCTCTGGATCAAAGCCTAATATTTCAATGAGTTTATCTACCACCCATTGTTGTAAAGCTCTGCCTTTTGCTTTAGCAGAAGACGGCTTCACTTTTTCTTTTTCTTATACGTTACTTTTTTGCCAGCTTTTTTAGCTGCCGCTTTCGCAGCTTTCATTCCTTTAGCTGTATAAGAGTAATGTTTTTTACCTACTTTTGGCATTTTTTTCTCCTGGTTTTTATTGCGTTGTTATGTATTTTATCCGCGTGTCTTTGTAATGATTTTTCTAAAAGTCTATCTATTAAATGAGCCAGAAACTTCACTTGCCCTTTTTCATCTTCTTGCTTATCCACATGTTTTTAACAAGTGATGGTTTTTTACCAAACTTTTTATCAGCTTGAGCCTTTGCGGAAGAGTATCCTTTTTTACCTTTTAGGGTTGTTTTTTTACCCTTATATTTCATGTCCCATACATTTACCATTTTTTACAACTCCAATATCTTGCGGTTAATTTACTTGGTGGATTGCTATCGCATTTATGCCTAGCACGAAAAGACTTCCTTCTTTTAGGTTGGTCTTTTTTAATTTTCATGTTTGGATCTCCAAATCTTATTAGTCTAATCTTGTCGCCTACTTTGGCAAGTACAGCAAATTTTTTAGACTTACCTGGAGTCCTTTTGGGTTTATTATAACCAGCGAATCTTTCGCCTCTATATGTTAATGCCATTAATGTATTGCCCTTTCTTCAAAAAATATTATTTCAGAGTCTTTTGTTACTTCGCCTCCAGACATGATACCCATAATTTTTAAAGCATGATCTCTATCTGTAGCCTTAATCTCTTTACCAACATAAACCATATCGTCGACAATTACTTCAATATCAAATATTTTGCTGTGGGACATTGCCTGTAAATAATCCTTGAGCTTGATCTTTTGCACTTTGCCTTATGTTTTCTCTATCTCTTTCCATAATAGCATTTATTTCAGCAATATTAATTTGCGCTCCGTATTTAGCTTGCATTTCCATGGCTTTGACTTTGAGTTGAGCTTCTTCTATGTCTCTTTGACTATCATCATCCATAATGATCTTCATTCTATCGGTTTCAGCGTCGATCATAGCCTTTTGCGCAGTGACCTGGGCCTTCTGCATTTCAGCCTGGGCTAGCATTTCTTCTGGTGAAGGCTTACTATCCTGTGGTTGTTGTGGTGGCATTGGCGGAACTTCTGGATTTATAAAGGATGAAGAGTCTTTAAACCCAGCCATTTCTATCATTTTGGTTAATGTATTAGCGTATTGTTGCATTGACACAAGAGGATTCTGTGGCCCTAGTAATTGCATGATTTGTTCTTGTTTTTGCGCTACATTTTGTAAAACTGCAAACTTTTCTTGATCTGAAGACTTAGATATCGCTACATTGACGATAATATCCTTGTCATTATCCCAATATCTTGGATCTACTGGTACGAATTTGTTGTTTAATCTATATACATCTTGGCTGTTTTGATGCTTTATCACTAGGTTATTCACAGTTTTAAACATGTCTTTGAGTCCGCCTTCTGCAAAATGCCTACATATCAGCTCTACTCTTCCCTGTGCGCCACTCATAGTAGCTGATACAGCTTGCGAGGTGCTAGATTGTAGAGCGTCTGCGTTGAGGCCAGCTGATGCTTTGGATACGCCAGTTCTGTTTTCTTTAGCTTCGTCCAAATATCCTAATACTGGGAACGCTTCTTTACCCACAAACGGCACGGCAAATGGTTGTACCATTCCTGGCGCACGCATCCTAATAGGTTGCCCTATGTCGGTATTAAGTACATCATCAATATTAACTTGTCCTTCAACAATACCCATTCTTGGGAAGATTGAATGACCTAGCGAATCTAAAGTGTCACGCATAATTTGTGACTTAGCAGCTTGAATAGGTTTTAAATAGTCAGCTGGACATGAACCTATAGCTGTGTGTGGTTCTGGATCAGGGCAGAACATACATATTGGTAGCTCGTCCCACGGCTCAACATTTACAACATGTAAGCCGTTGCCAATACTGCAAACTCTAACTCTCTCGTCTATACCATCACCATCAAAATCATAGAACAGGTAATGTTCTACATATAAAACATCTTTACCACCAGAGTCATTTCTGCTTGGATACACCATGTTGTCAAATGGGTTTCTTGCTTCTATCTCTTCATAGCTTTCTGGATCAACCGCGCTTCCGCCGTAGCCAGCATGTTGCTCTACTTCCTCCTGGTCATAGCCCATTGCAACTAAATCAGAAACAGACTTAACCATTCTGTGTGCAACATAAGACGCAGACTCAAGATCCCGCGCGTGCCTGGAGATTAATACCTCTTCTGGTGGTATAGCTTCAATGCACACTTGGTTTTTTTGTTTTAATCTTCTGATAGTAAGATCATAACTTGTTGGTATTTCTTGAGTGATCTCCTCACCGCTAATAGGATCAAGTGTAATAATGCTTTCGGTAGTAGAAGACTCTTCTACAATTTCAACATCTTTATCTATGATTAACGCTTGATAGGATTGTGGATCTAAACCTGTATATTCGTGCGTGGTGGCGACAACAGTATCATCCCAGAATACTTTTACAAAACCAGTCTTCCTAACAAGCGCATCTTTAAAAGCATCGTATAAAACTTGGAAACCATTATTTTTTTGTTGGATAATATAATTAATATAATCGGTTTGCTGTTCGGCTAGCTGAATATCCTCTGGGCCTTTAGGCACAAACTCCACTACCTTTTTAGTGCCAAAGAATGTACGCATGATAGAAGGAAGCATAAACAAAATACTTTCTCTAACATCGGTAGATATAAATTCTGATTGCAATGAGCTAGTACCTTCTGGCTCGTTACCTAAATAATATTCTGTTGACTCTGCTCTATCCGCACCGACCTGGTGTATGAAATCACTAGCGTCATCCATTTCGGATTTAATAACGCCGACAAGATTTTCCATGTTGGTTTCTTCTGACACCTTTACGGACATTTCTTCTTTGTATTGTTTTGCCATA